CTTCAGCAACGCGCACATTGCGCCGAGTGTGCGGCAGGGCCCGTTCGGGATCCAGGAAAGCCGGATGCCTGTATTCGACATCGCGGTGAAGGCGCAGAAGGCGAGCCCGTACACGAAGATCAGCCAGAACGAGCTGGCGAAGGAATTCTATAATATGGGATTCTTCGACCCGGCGAACGCGGACCGGGCGCTGGCCTGCCTGAACATCATGGACTTCGAGGGCAAAGCGGAGCTGACGCAGAGTATCCAGCGGAACGGCACGCTGTACGAGAAGTTCACGCAGCTGCAGCAGATGGCGCTGCAGATGGCGCAGACCATTGACCAGCAGAACGGCAGCACGCTGACGAACGACCTGGTGCAGATGGGACTGCTGGGCGAGGAAGCCGTGCAGCAGACCGGCATGACCGGGGGCGCGGTTAACGGAAGCAAGCTGAGCACGGACGCGCTCGGAGGCGTGAGGGGACAGAACGGAATTGTTGAGAAAGCGAAGCTGCAGACGGCGGAGGCGACGGCGCCGCGGTAGGCGCTTCGCGCAGTGAGATTGCGCCTGACGGCGCAGTGATATTGCCGCTGCGCGGCAGTGATATCCGCCTGACGGAGGGGGCGGAGGTGAGCGCCGCCAGTGGCGGAAACAGCGAACCGGAAGCCCGGTGAAGGATAGGCACGCACAAACGAAGTGCAGGGCATGCCATCCTGAACCGCGCCCGAGGGACGGAGGGATATTCCGCTGACGCGGAGTTTAGAACGATTAGAACGGGGAACCGTCCCTGAACTACTGAACTACCCTGAACTAAAGGAGGAGAGGAAAATGGAAGTAAAGAACATGACCAGGACGGAACGGAAGATCATGAACCACGAGATGTATGACGTGGTGGACGCGGACGGAGTACTGCGCGAGGATGTGCCAGGGAAAGAAGTGATGGTGACGGCGGAGAGCGATCTGGCCGGCCTGCCGGACTATCAGCCCGGAACGCTGGCGTACACGGCCGGATTCAAGAAAATCTGGCACAAAGCCGCGGATGGAACGTGGGTGGAGGTGTAAGGCATGGGAACCGGGAAAATCATCGCGCTGATCAAGAAAAAGGTGGACGAAGCGATCGAGGACAACTTCATCGACAGCCCGTCCGTGCTGCAGAAGGTGGTGGCGGAAGGGAGAGCGGAAGAGTTCTTCGAGGTTGGAGACCGGATCTACATCCCGTACACGGACTGGACGGGCAGCACGCCGATCGAGTACGAATATCCGTTTGTTGTCGTTAACATCGCGGACTGCTATGACGAGAACGACGTGAAGCACGAGAAGGCGCTCTGGCTGATGGCGGAGCTGGGCAATTCGCAGGACATGATGTTCGACAAGCCGGAGCAGGTGGTCGCGTCCGGGGCATTCGAAGAGGGGCTGCACTACTTCACCAAGAACGGCGACGCGTGGGAAGAGCAGGAAGTGACAGCCGGGGAAGCGATCCCCGCGAGCCCGACCTATTACGTGCACTCAATCGGCGGCAGTCCCGGCGCGAACGTGATCCGGTACGGATACAACAACTACAAAAAAAGCGCGATCCGGCAGTGGCTGAACAGCGACGCGGAGAAGAACCAGAACTGGTGGACGGCGCAGCACGACTACGACGTGACGCCGGACAGCACGTACACCAATAAGCCCGGCTGGCTGCGCGGATTTCCCGCGGAATGGCGCGCGATCTTCAAGAAAGTGCGCGTGAATGTGGCGGCGAATACCGTGACGGACGGCGGAGAGACGGACACGATGTACGACAAATTCTTCCTGCCGAGCGTCGAAGAAATGTACGGCAGCCCGCAGACCGGCGCGGAAGGCGTCGAAGGGCCGTACTGGCCGTACTGGAAGGAAGTGACGGGGCTGGAAAGCCCGTCAAACGGAGATTCCAGCCATCCCAACGACGCGAGAAAAGTAAAAGCGGTAACGGCCCCGGTGGGCCCTGCGGTCACCCTGCGTTTGCGCTCCGCGGCCCGCGGCACCTCGTACTACGCGTGGGTTGTGGCCACGGGAGGCTACCTCGGCACCAGCTACAGCGCGTCCACCGCCTATCGGGCGCTGCCGGCTTGTGTGATCTTTTAATCAGCCATGCGGGCGCGGAAGCGCCCGTGGACCTCATCAGGAGCGAATTATGAGCGTACCGGAACCGCTGCGGCATAAGGGCCGCATGGAAGTGCACGTGAAAGCGCAGGCGCTTGCCGCGTATACCGCGAAAATCCTGAGTAACGAGAATGTGTTCGATCCGAAACTGGACGCGGAGTTGATCGTGCGGATCAGGAACTGCGCGTATGACATCTACGCAAAGGCGTGGAGCGCGAACAAAATCCGGGCGGAGACGAACATGATCAACTGGATCACGCGGTACAACCTGGAGGAAGAGGCCATTCTTCTGTGCGATGAGATGCTGGCCTACGTGGGCATTTCCAAGCTGGTGTACCATCTGCGGAGCAAGCGGATGAAATACTGGAGCGGGCTCATCACGGAGGTGCGCAATCTGCTACAGAAATGGAAGGAAAGCGATGTAAGCCGCTACGGGCAGCCGTGACGGATTACATAAGGGTGTAGGCTGAATGCCCTGCGGTCAACCTGCGTTTGCGCTCCACGGCCCGCGGCAACTCGAACAACGCGTGGAATGTGAACACGGGAGGCTACCTCAACAACAACAACGCGAACAACGCCTATCGGGCGCAGCCGGATTGTGCCACCCGAAGCCCCGATGCACGGTCTGCGCACAGCGCGGATTTTCGGGGCGGACTGACACAAGGAGCCGAAACCCATCCCGGAAACGGGAGAACAACCTGCGGCGGATGCGATCGGGGTCTTCCCGGCATCGCTGCACACCGCCGCAATATGGAAAGAAATGGACATCGAAAAGATCATCGGATATGAAGCGCTATGGGATTCCATGCAGAAGTGCCGGCGCGGCGTGATCTGGAAAGACAGCGTGGCGCACTACGTACTGAACGGCGTGCAGGAAACGCTGAAGCTGGAGGAGGCGCTGCACGACGGGACATACCGGGAGCGGAGGCACAAGTATTTCCGGATCAGCTATCCGAAACCGCGCGAGATCATGAGCATCAGTTTCCGGGACAGGGTGTACCAGCGAAGCCTGAACGACGTGGGGATTTACCCGGCGATGGCAAAGAGCTTTATCTATGATAACTGCGCGTGCCAGAAGGGCAAGGGCGCAGACTTCGCGCGGGAGCGGTTCCGCTGCCACCTGCAAAGATTCTGGCGGAAGCACGGGCTGAACGGATGCTGCCTGAAGATGGATGTGAAAGGCTATTATCCGAACATGCGGCACGACGTGGCGAAGGCGGCCTTCCGGGCGAAGCTCGACCCGGAAGTCTACCGCAGAGCGGCGGAGATTCTGGACGGATTTCCGGGAGACACCGGATTCAATCCGGGCAGCCAGATCATCCAGATCGCGGGCATCAGCGTGCTGGACCGGATCGATCACTACATCAAGGAAAAGCTGCGCGTGAAGCAGTACATCCGCTACATGGACGACATGCTGGCACTGGTGGCAGAGAAGGAAGAGGCGGAGCGCATCCGGGACGACATCGGCGAGAAACTGAAAGAGATCGGTTTTGCGCTGCATCCGGAGAAGACGGAAATCCGACCGATCGAAGAGCCGATCATGTTCCTCGGTTTCGTGTTTCGGCTGACAGAGACCGGAAAGGTGATCCAGAGCGTCGATCCACAGCGCGTAAAAGCGGAGAAGCGGAAACTGTACCGGCTGGTGAAGAAATGCAAAGCCGGCGGGATCAGCAGGGCGAAGGTGCAGGAGAGCTACCAGAGCTGGCGCAGCTGGGCGATCAAAGGAAATAACCATCAAACGGTACAGCGCATGGACGCGTACCTGAAAGCATTATGGAGGTGAGCGAATGAAAATTCAGAAACGCGGCTGGCCGCTGGCGAAGGAAGGCCAGCTGAACCGGCTGAGCGCGGAAGCAAAAGAAACGGAACTGGTGACGAACATCGCCTTTGTGACGATGGCGGAGGCGGGAACCATCGACGAAGTGACCGCGACGGAACACCTGGGCGCGTTCAGCCCGTGGGAGCCGGACGTGCAGTACGCGGCCGGGAACCTGCGGACGTACCCGGAGCAGGGCGAAGAAAAGAAACTGTACAAGTGCGTGCAGGCGCACAAGAGCCAGAGCGACTGGACACCGGATGTGACGCCGGCGCTGTGGGCGCTTGCGGGAGATCCGGCGGAGGAATGGCCGGAGTGGAGCCAGCCCATCGGAGCGCAGGACGCGTATATGGCGGGAGACAAGGTGAGCCACAACGGGAAGCACTGGGTGAGCAGTGCGGACAACAACGTGTGGGAACCGGGCGTGTACGGATGGACGGAGGAGGCGTAATATGATCGACTGGAAAAACGTAGCGGAGCGGGCGCTGTGGACTTTCCTCGAAGCGTTCCTGGTGGCGCTGCCGGCGACGATCACGATGGAAATGAACGGCGCGGCGTGGAAGAGCGCGCTGCTGAGCGCGGCATGCGCGGGGATCAGCGCCGTGAAGACGATGCTGATCGAGGTGATCAAGCGGCAGAACAAACCGCCGGACGGCGGCGCTGACGCGGAGTGAGATTGCGCCTGGCGGCGCAGTGATATTGCCGCTGCGCGGCAGTGATATCCGGCAGAGCCGGGTGATATCGCGCTGCGCGCGGTTTTGAATGGCACAAATTCGGGGGTATCCGGGAAACCGGTGGTATAATAATCTCACCTGAAAAGGCGACTTGTTGAAAGGACATGGACAATGATGAATAAGTGGTTTGATCTGTTTCTCCGGGGCACAAAGCTGATGGCAGCGGAAGGCGGCGGAGGAGCGGGAACGGGCGGAGGAGCAGCTGCCGACGCCGGGCAGCAGACGGGCGGAGAGAGTGCGCAGGGCGCGCAGCCGGACGCCGCGGCAGAGAGAAAGGCCAACTGGGAAAAGGCCAAGCAGGAATACAAAGACCTGTACACCAGCGATACACAGCGGATCATTGACGGGCGCTTCCGGCAGACGAAGGAGCTGGAAGCAGCGAACGGAAAGTATCAGCAGCTGACGGCGAAAGTCGCGGCGCGGTACGGAGTGGATCCGGCCAACGTGGACGCGCTGATGGACGCGATCGGCAAGGACGAAAGCTTCCTTCAGGAGCAGGCGGACCGCGCCGGCATGACGCGGCAGCAGTACCAGCAGTTCACGGATCTGCGGATCCAGAACCAGCAGCTGCTCGCGGCGCAGCAGGCGCAGCAGGCGGCGCAGCAGCGGGCGGCGATGGTGCAGCGGCTGGAAGCGGAGGAAGCGCAGGTGAAGGAAGTGTACCCGACTTTCGACCTGGAGAAGGAAGCGGGGAACCCGGATTTCACGGCGCTGCTGAAGCGCGGCGTATCGATGAAGCAGGCGTTTGAAGTACTGCACATGGACGAATTGATGCAGGGCGCGATGCAGTACACGGCGGCGAAGGTGCAGCAGACGACGGCACGGAACATCCAGGCGCGGCAGGCACGGCCCGATGAGGGAGCGGCGGCGAAAGCGGCGCCGGCGACGATGAAGACGGACGTGAACAAGCTGACGAAGGCCGACCGGGAGAAGATCGCGCAGGAAGTAATGAGGGGCAAGGTGATCACCTTCAGCTGACCTCATCCCATTAAAGGAGGAAAACACCATGAGCGAAGAAATGAAAAAGAAAATCAAACTGGATCTGCAGATGTTCGCGCATCCGACGACGGATCCGAACACCAACACCACCGGCAGTGCGGGGCTGAGCGATGAGAACAAAACGTATTATCATGATACACTGATCGACAACGCGGAGCCCTACCTGGTGCACGACCAGTTCGGAACGGAGATCAATATTCCGGAGCACGGCGGCAAGACCGTCGAAGTGCGTTACTTCGACGTGCTGGCCAAGAACACAACCGCCCTGACCGAAGGCGTGACGCCGGACGGCAGCAGCCTTTCCATGGGCGAGAAGCACGTGACGCTGGCGCAGTACGGCGACTATGTGACCCTTTCCGACGTCGTGAGCGTGACCACCATCGACCCGATGCTGGTGCAGGCGACCAAGGCCATGGGCAGCCAGGCCGGAAGAAGCCTCGACACGATCACCCGCAACGTGATCACCGCCGGCACGAACGTGCTGTACTGCCCGAAGACCGTGGGCGGCGTGCTGACGCCGGTAACCGACCAGGACGACCTGGACGAGACCTGCCTGCTCACGCCGGACATCTTCCTGCAGGCGCAGGCGATGCTGGAAGCGAACCTGGCGGAGCCCCTTGAAGGCGGCAGCTACGTGGCGATCATTCACCCGTATGCCGCGTACGACATCATGAGCTCTCCGGAGTTCGTGGAGTGGCATAAGTACGCAGCCCCCGAACAGCTGTTCCGCGGTGAAATCGGCATGATCGGAAACATCCGCTTCGTGAAGAGCACCGAAGCCAGGATCGTGATCAACACGATCGAAGTGGACGATGACGACGACGCACTCACGCCGGATGTGGAAGTGGACCGCGCGATCTTCCTGACGATGGTGCTGGGCAAGGACGCGTACGCGACGACCTACGCGAGGGGCCTGGGCCTTGAGCACATCGTGAAGCCGCTGGGCGCCGGCGAGGATCCGCTGAACCAGCGCTGCACCGCGGGCTGGAAGGCCATGAAGGCCGCGATCCGCCTGAAGGAGCAGAACATGATCCGGATCGAGAGCATGAGCACCTTCAGCAGCAAGATCACCGCAGCCAACTAAGCGGGGATACGGAGTGCGGGGAGGACGAATCCTCCCCGCGCCCCACCGTTTTCAGACATTAACGGATAGGATCTATACACAGATCTGAGGCCGTCAAAATACGCAGAAAGGAACAAAAGGGAAATGGCGACGAAGAAGAAAGTGGAACTGGCCGAGGAGATCGAAACAGCTGTCGAGACGCCGGAAGAGGGGACCGCAGCGGAACAGCCGGCGGAGGAGACCGTAACGGTGACGAAGGAGCAGCTGAAGGCCATGATCGACAGCGCCGTGGCGGAGAAGATGGCAGAGGCGAAGCCTGCCGGCACGGGAGACGAGGAGCCGCACTTCGGCGGGCGGGCGTTCATGCCGAAGGGCCCGAAGAAGATGGTGAAGGTGAAGCTGTTCCGGGACAACAACCAGTACAAGGAAAGCGTGTATGTGGCTGTGAACGGAGAAAGCTACATCGTGCCGCGCGGCGTGGAAGTGGAAGTGCCGGACTACGTGGCGAAAGTGCTGCAGAACAGCATCGACGAGGATCAGCGGACCGCGGAGATGCTGCTGCAGAAAGTCGAAGAGTTCGAAGAAAAGGGAAAGAAATAGCGCCTGACGGCGATGAAAGGCGTGATTCCAATGTGGGAGAGACGCGGATCCTGAACGGAAGCGGGTACGGGAAGCGGTGAAAGAAGACCGCATATCGGGCGAGCTGCGTGATGAAGACGCGGCGAGGCCCGCGAAGCGGAAGCGAAGGATCCGGAACAAGTTACCGGAAAACAAAGAATTCAAAGGTAAAACGCAAAGGGATGTGCCATCGCGGGCGGCGATCTGCCGTCCGCGATTTTGGAAAGGGAGAGCAAGCATGCCGTTGTACGCGGAGCAGCTGAGCATGATGAGCGCGGAAGTGCTGGAAGATAACGAAGGATACCGGCAGTTCGTGGAGAAATTCAAACCGAAGAAAACGACGGACGACTGTTTCACGCCGGATGAGGTATATGATGCGGTGGCGTCGTGGGTGGAGAAGGAATACGGATTGAGGCGCGAGAACTTTGTGCGGCCGTTCTATCCGGGCGGGGATTACATGCGGGAAAACTATCCGGCAGGCTGCGTGGTGGTAGACAATCCGCCGTTTTCTATTCTGACACAGATCGTGGACTTTTACGGAGCAATGGGCATCCGGTATTTTCTTTTCAAGCCGGGCCTGACGATGATAAAAAAGCGGAATTGCTGCCAGATCTGCACGGACAGCGATATTGAATACGAGAACGGAGCCAGGGTGCGGAGCGGTTTTGTGACAAACCTGGAGGAGAACATCTTGCGGACGGCGCCGGAGCTGGGCCGCGCGATTTGTGAAGCGCAGGAACGAAGGAAAAAAGAGACAAAGAAAGAGAATCCGAAATACAGCTATCCGATGAACGTGGTGACGCTTGCGATGATGAACAAGCTGAGCAAATACGGACAGGACTTCAGGATCCGGAAAGAAGAAGCGCGCTTTATCGGTGAGCTGGATGCGCAGAAAGCGAGCGGGAAAGGTATCTTCGGCGGAGGCTATCTGATCGGAGGGAAGGCAGCGGCGGAGAAGGCAGCGGCGGAGAAGGCAGCGGCGGAGAAGGCAGCGGCGGAGAAGGCAGCGGCGGAGAAGACAGCGGCGCATGTCTGGGAACTGAGCGAGCGGGAAAAGGAAATCATCCGGGAGATAGATCAAAAACGATGAAAGCGCCGTGCTATGGCTGTGGAGAGCGGGAGGAAGGCTGCCACACAGAGTGCGGCAGATACAGTAAATTCAGGGAGAAATGCGAGAAGCTGCGCGAGGCGCGGAAAGCTGAGACAGACGCGACAATGACAAAACTTGACAGGATCAACCGCACGACGAAAAAGGGCGGATGGAGCTGGAAGAGAGACGAAAAAAGAGACAAAAACTGAAACGGGGTGAACGAGATGGAGCTCAAATACGCGGTATCAAAAGCAAAGGCGCTGCGGCCGAACAACAGCGTGGCGGATCAGTACCTGATCGACGCGGTGAACGAAGCGGAGCGGGAGATCGGGACGTATCTGATGAGGCACGAGATCTTCGCGGATCCGGACAGTTGGAGCTACACGACGCTGGACAATATTCCGCAGTACGATGTGGAAGACCTGGGCGAGCTGGCGGAAAGCAGGACGATGATGCTGAGCGATCACACGATGGGAATCGATGACGGGACACGTCTTGTGTTCGCCTGGGAGCAGTATTCGATGGCGTACGTGTGGCGGATGTGCGCGGAGATCGACCAGGTGCTTGGCGAATTTGACCGGTACAACAACGACGCGGCGAAGTATGAAGATCTGATGCAGAAATGGAAGGCGTACGTGCGGCGGACGTACAAACCGCTGCAGGACCATCGGAGGGGATGGAAACTGTTTTGACGGGGATAAAATGAAAACTGAAGACTTAAAACTTAAAAATGAATAATACAAAGTTTGTTTTATTCATGACCAAAGCAAAATACAAATTATTCATTTTTCAGTCTTCAGTATTCATGATTCATTAACACCGAACGAAGTGAGGTGATCCGATGATTTACCAGGAGCCGATACAAAGAAACGAATACACAGCGACGGGCTTCCGGGGGCTGGCGAAGGGGACGGCCTTCGGAAGCATTGACAGTTTTGCGGACACGCTGAACATGTCAGGGGCGGACTATCCGGCCGTGCGGGTGCGGGACCAGCGGGAGCTGATCCACAGTTATGGCACCGCGAACGGCAGCCACGTGATCATCGCGGACGGCGGGGACGGGATGGTGCACATCACGGGGAAGAAAGTGTACTACCATCAGACGCAGATCGCGACCCTGGCGACGGACGTGGGCGTGGGGGAGCAGGCCGTGCTGATCGGCGGAAAGCTGCTGCTGGTGAACATGGGCGTGGTGATCACGCTGCCGGGCGGCACGGTGACAAGCGTTGCGCAGACGAACACCGTGAACGTGACCGCGACGCCGTGCGACATCGACGGGAACGCCGGCGAAGCGAACGTATCGACCTACGCGAAGATCAGCGGCACCGGCGTGGCGACGAACCTGAACCAGGGCGACGTGATCGCGATCGAGAGCAGCAACGCCCTGGACGCGATCACGGACGGGGACTATCAGATCATTAAACGGATCAGCGCAAACGCGATCGTGGTCATCGCGGCGCTGACGGTATCCAGCGTATCGGCGTCAAGCGTGAAATTCAAACGGAACTATCCGAACATCGCGTACGCCTGCGAGTGCGGCAACCGGGTGTGGGGCTGCGCGAACACCGGGGACCGGAAAGGGCAGATCTTCTGCAGCGCGCTGGGCGATCCGCTGAACTGGAACACATTCCAGGGACTGAGCACGGACAGCTGGGTGAGCGCGGTGGGAACGCCGGGCGGCTTCACCTGGGTGTGCGCTTTCCAGAGCATGCCGATGTTCTTCAAGGAAAACGAGATCATCAAGGTGTACGGATCCGTGCCGTCGGAATACCAGACCGTGATCACACAGGCGCCGGGCGTGGAGAAGGGATACAACGGCGTGACGCGCTGCGCGTCCGTATCGATGGACGGAACGCTGTACTACCGCAGCGGCGAGGGGATCATGGCATACGACGGCGCGACACCGGTGAAGATCGATGCGGCGCTCGGAAGCGGGAACTACACCAGGGCGAGATTCGGCGCCGGTCACGGAAAGCTGTACGTGAGCATGTATCCGCTGGAGACCGGTCAGAATTGGGACAACTGGCAGACGAGGTTCAACGGCGGGAGCATTAAACCGGAGCTTTTGGTATACGACACGCGGAACGGCACGTGGTACAAGGAAGACGATCTGAAGGTAGAGCGGTTCCTGACAAGCTCCTACGGCGACCTGTACGTGCTGGAGCACTTCATCGACGCGAACAATCACGATCAGTTCGAACTCTGGGCCATCGACGTCAACGAAGCACACGGCGGATCCGGGTATCCGACATTTGATGAACATGAGATATCCTACTGGGTGGACTATTCTTCGGTGTGGTTCAAGCTGGACACCGGGCGGATCGAAATGGAGAAGCTGTACAGAAAGCACGCGGCGAAGCTGAAGCTGCGGTTCGAGTATTACAGCCAGGTGCGGGAGGATCCGCCGCCGCTGGAGATCTCCGCGGCCTTCGACGAAGGCGACTGGCAGGTGCTGAAAACGGTAGACAGCAAGGGAAACCTGATGATGGAGACGGTGACGCTGATCCCGACAAGGTGCGACTACATGAGACTGAGGATCGGCGGATGCGGGTATCTGAAGCTGCATGAAATCGCGTTTGTGGACGAGAACGGAAGCGAATTGTAGAGGAACGGACGAGGAAGGCAATAGGCAATAGGCAATAGGGAAGAGGCCGCGCACGGCGCGGGGACAATGAATACTGAAGACTGAAAACTGAAGAATGAATAATACGGAGAACGTTTCAAAACAGAAAAGAGCGAAGCGACGAACTAAAACTATTGCCTTACCATAACCGAAGAAGGAGGTTTTCAAATGGCAAAGAAACTGAAGCTGGAAGAAGAAGGCGGCGGCGAGGAGAAAGTAAATCTCAATAAGTCGCTGCAGGGAACGAATACCGGGACGAAAACGACCGGGATGAACGGCGCCGGCACGCTGACCGGGACGCGGGCGACACCGGCGATCCTGTCAACTGGGACAAAGCTGGCCGGGACGCAGAACACCGGAACGAAGCAGACCGTGAACGGGAGCGGCGTGACCGGGACCGCGAACCAGGGCACGGGATGGCAGCCGTCGCTGCAGACGCAGGCCGCAAACATAATCGATCAGAACGCGAACAAATACCTGAACGGGACAAACAACGGACTGTCCGTGGCGGACACCGAACGCCTGCAGCGCGTGATGGAGATCCTGAAGAACAATCCCGCGATCATTGATCCGCACGAGGACACGCAGGAAGCGGCGGCAGCGGGATCAAAGGGATCCGGAGGCGGAGGAGGCGGAGGCGGAAGCGCGTCCGGGAGCACCGGGCTTTTCAGTAAACAGCAGCTGCTCTCGATGCTGACGGACGCGATGAACGCGACGCCGCAGCGCCAGCAGAGCGCGCTGGAGCTGCTCGGACAGCAGCAGCTTCAGAACCTGACGCAGCAGCCGGTTTATACGCCGGGCGAAGCGGCGGCCAACGCACAGCAGCAGCTGGCGCTGATTCAGCAGCAGCAGCCGGGCGCCTATCAGATGAGCGACGCGACGGCGGCGGCGCGGCAGGAACTGCTCCGCAACGCACCCACATGGAACGGCGCCGGCACGGCAGCGCGCACCGCACAGGCCAGGGCGAACCAGATCAGCACGAAGCTGCCGGAGCAGTACACCCAGGGGCAGATGGTAAACGACGCGTACGCCGCGATGCTGGCGGCGGAGGCGAACCGTCCGGGCGCGTATACGGGCAGCGAGGCAATGCCGCAGTATACGGAGGACGCGCGGACCGCGGCGGCGTATGCAGCGCTTCAGGGCCTGCAGGGGCCGGGCGAATTCACGGAGAGCGAACGCACCCGGAATTATTACAATCAGCTGGACAATTATCAGATGCCCGGCGCGTACCAGGAAGGCGCGGACGTGACGGCGGCCAGGGAACGGCTGGACGCGATCGAGAACCAGCGGCCGGGCGAATACCGGAGCACGTACCAGGACCGGATCGACAAATTACTGGACGAGATCACGAACCCGTCCGACGAATTCAGCTACAACGCGGAGGAGGATCCGCTGTATCAGAGCTACAGGGATATGTATATCCGTCTCGGACAGCGCGCGATGGAGGACACGCTGGGACGCAGCGCGGCGCTGACGGGCGGGCTTGCGAACACGGCGGGCGTGAGCGCCGGGCAGCAGGCGTACCAGGATTATCTGACGCGGCTGAACGAGCAGCTGCCGAGCTTCTATGACCGCGCGTATCAGCAGTACAGGGACGAAAAGAATGATCCGTACAATCTGCTGGGCGCGCTCAATAACGCGGAGACATCGGCGTACGGCAAATACCGCGACACCGTGGGCGACTGGCAGAATGACAGGGCGTATCTGAACAGCCGTTACCAGACGGAAACAGACCGGGACTACGGCAGGAACCGCGACACCGTGGGCGACGAGAAGGAAGAGCGCAGCTTCCTCAGTCAGCAGGCACAGCAGGGGCAGGAGAACGACCTGAACAAGTACGAAACCGCGCGGAACCAGTACAATGCGGACCGCAGCGCGGCCATGAGCCTGTACGACCTGATGTACGGGCAGAACTACGGACAGTACCAGGACCAGCTTGGCCAGTACAACACGAACCGGAACTTCAATTACGGGCAGTATCAGGATCAGCTGGCGCAGTACAACACCGACCGGGCGAACGCGCAGGAGATGTACAATCTGCTGTACAACCAGGACTACGGGCAGTACCGCGACCGGACCGGCGATCTGCGGAGCGACCGCGACTACTTCACGCAGCTGGCGGACACGCTGTACAACCGCGACCGGAACGAATACCTGACGGAGCTCGGACAGTTCAACGAGAACCGCGACTTCAGCAAGGGACTGTACGACACGCTGTACAACCAGGAATACGGACAGTACCAGGACGCGCGGGATTGGTACAACCAGGACCGGAGCTTTGCCGCGCAGCAGGCGCAGCAGCAGTACGCGAACGACTACGGCCAGTACCAGGATCAGCTGAGCCAGTACAACCAGAACCGCAACGCGGCGCTGGATCTGTACGGCACGGAAGCGAAGCTGAACGAGGGAAGGTACGAGACGGATCTGGGACAGTACAACGCGAACCGGAACTTTATTTACAATCTGCTTAACTACATGGAGGAAGAACCGGTCACGGGCGGCGGAGGCGGCGGAAGCGGAACGCAGGCCGCAGCCGGCAGCGGAACGGAGGCAGGCGGATCCGGATCCGGGAACGCGGTGCAGCAGGCCGCACAGCAGGTTCAGAACCAGGCGGCGCAGGAAAAAGCGGCAGCAGCGATCCAGGCGATGACGGCGGACGAACTGCTGGAACTGTACAAGCGGCTGGGACTGTAACAGAACACACGGCGGGGAGAGGATCCCCGCCGATTGGAGATTTTGGAGGGAATCAGGATGGCGTATACGAGACTGAACAGGCTGCGGAACGAAGAAGAAGAACGCGCGATCGATGAAGCGCTGAACATAATCGGACGGAGAGGGCTGGCAACGTCCGCACCCAGGGCGGCAACGCGGAGTAATTCTCTGGCGCTGGCTGATGAGCTGGCGGCGGAACAGGTGGCAGCGCGCCGGCAGGAAGAGGCGAGGCTGGCCGCGCTGCAGCAGTTTAACCGGCAGCAGTACAATGCGGAAATGAAGCGCAGGCAGGAGGAAGAGGCCGCGGCGGAGGAGGCCGCGCGCCGGCAGCGGCAGGAAGCACTGCAGAACGTAACCTTCAACCGCGGGCAGGACGTGAGCAATCTGGACGTGCTGCGGGCAAGGGCACGGATGCCGCAGCTGAACAACGTGCAGAACCTTTCTCTCGAACGGGCGATCGTGGATCTGAACATGAAGCGGCAGACGCAGCGGGAGGCGCAGCAGCGGGCAGAAGAGCAGGCAGCACAACTGCAGGAGAAGGAAACGGCAAAACCGCAGGCACAGCGGGAGACGGCGAAGGCAGAGCCGACAATAGACGAACAGTGGCAGAAACTGCTCGACACAAAGAAAAAGCTGGACAGCTATATCCCGGACAACAAAGCGG